ATTGGGTCTACTGCATTTTGTTTTTCTTTTTCTTGTTGCAGTTGCTTCATTTTTATAGCTGTGTCTGCAAAGTTTTGTGTTCCGCTACCTAAAAAGGCTTTCCAGTCCATAATTTCACCAGTCCTTAGCTTAAACCTAATAAGTTATTATATTTATTAGATGTATAATCACCTAATGCAGAAGTATATTGATTAAAAGTATTTCCCTGGTTGCCATAATTACTTGGGTTATTTATTTTGTTTGAGTTGCTTAATCCCATCATATATCCGCCCAAACTACCTAACCCACCACCCAACATGCTAGAAGATTGAGAATTGGCCTGTTGGTTAGCTAATGAGGCCTGATACTGATTAAGGGCATTGGTATAATCGCTTCCAAACATACCGCCTAATGAATTAGCATAATTAGCCATATTGGATAATCTGTTCTGTTCTGCCTGATTTTTCATTAAAGCATTTTGATATTCTATGTTAGACATATACTCGCCTAAAGCAGTTGCCTGTTTATCTGCGGTGTCCTGTAGATAGTTTTCATAAATCCCACTATCCATCATATTATTAGTATTGTAGTTGTATGTTCCACCCTGCATATAATCTGCATACATCTTCTCTATGTCGCCTACGCCTGCGTCTACATAAGACTGTGGGATAGAGCCATAGGTAGCTGGAGCAGATATTTCAGCCCAAGCCTGTCGGTATGCGTCATTTACCCAGTCGGGTGTTTGATAGCTATATTCTGGCTCATCATCACCGCCAAATAAACCACCTAATAGACTACCACCACCTGCTATAATTCCACCTAGTAAAGCATCATCTATACCAAATATTGAAAATATACTTCTTTTAATTACTTCAATGGGGTTAAAGAAGCCAAATAACCTTAACATTACATTCCTCCTAATAGCGAACTAAAAAACTGCATTAAAGTTTTTTTATCCTCGCCTTTTTTCATTTCACTTACTAATTCTTTTGACCTGTTCCCCACTTGTTTATACCATTTACTATCTTTCATTTCTTTGGCAGCTTCATCATAATCCTCGTTAATTAAAGCAGTTTTAAAATCTTTAAAATCAAACAGACCATTTCCTAAGTTATAAGCCATATCAACTACTGCATTCTTTCTTGTTTGGCTTAAACCATTAAATGTATCTTCACCTAAAAAACGTTCTGCTGTATCAATAGCTCCTAAATATTTTTCTTCAAATATAGGTTGAGCTTGTTCTTTGGTTATAGACTTATGATATTTAGGGTCTAAGTAATCTAAGTTAAATCCATAACCAATAGCCTTACCACCAGCATCGTCATAGGGTGAGTTTCTCCACCCCTCAAAACGTTTAGTTTGGTTCATTCCTAATAAATAATCTTGTAAGTTATCTGCCATTAGAAGTCCTCGAAGGCTACTGCAAGTCCTTTAATATATTGTGTATAATTACTTGCGTTATACATCTGTATCTCTAAATCAAACCAACCACCTGCGGCTGAATTAACTGTTAGTGTTCCTGTATTGCTTACCCAACCATAATTAGTTGCAGGATAACCAGTTACATCGACACTATCTGTAGAGCCGAATAGAAATCTTATAGTTCCCACTGTTTCAGGAGCGTCATAATGAGCCCTAACATAACATCTAACCTTTGTAGTTTTAGCTGGTAAGTAAACCTTATATGTGGCTTTGGTAGTATACGCATTGTGGTCACCTGATATTTCGGTCATTTGGTCGCTTTCGGATACCAACATTCTAGGGATACCTGAATAAGTAAGTAATTTAGCGTCAGCCGCAGTATCATCAGCGTGGAAACCGTCTACCTGATCTGCATTGGTAGATAAATACTGATACCCTTTAGCCATTTCACCTTCTGTAATCTGAACCTCTGCAAACCACACTATATCCGTATCAGCTTTGGCTAATAACTTAATAGTAATAGCACCTGCATTAGTAGTTGTTCCTGTGGTAAAGGTAAAGTATTTCTTATTATCATCAGTCTGCCAGTCTGTATCGGTGTATTCTTCAGAAGCCTTTTCAGCACTATCACCGTCAACTATCTTAACTACAGCAGTATCACCGGCAGTAGCTTTGACTTTAAACGTAACTGTATATGTAGCGTTTTTTCTTAATGCTATAGTTTGATATATACCCTCTAACGCCGCACCAGCTCCAGTTATCTTACAAGAGTAATGTGTGGATGGGGCATACGTAGGTGCGTCATCTTGGTCTATGGTTGGTGTTAATTCAGCAGTCCAACTATCAGGAACATCACTTGTTCCAAGCGACCACAAAGGAAAGTGTCCACCTTGTAATATATTATCCCAAGTTTCAGTTGTAAATACTTCGTCTTTATCTATGTTTGTGTTTCTAATACCCTCGCTTGCAAGGTTTTCGTGATTAAGATTTCCATTTACAAGAGTAGTTATTGTAGACTCGTTAGCTTCTACTTCTGCATACCCGTCACTTGCTGTTAAGGGTGAATTGGGTCTTGCTATTGTTCCCATTAAATTACCTCCAGAGGGTCTAATTCTATCGTATATCCATACAAGCAGACTTGTTCATCTGCATTAAATTCGTGTAGTTTAAATCTCCAATAATAACCGTGTCCGGTTGTGGGTAGTGATATTTTTTCTCTTTTTAAATCTTTAACCGCCCAATAACTTTCACTCCCCCAATTAGTTCCCCAGTCTGCATTATTCTGTGAAATTGTAATAGTATCGCTATAGGCATATCCTTCTTGGTCTTTATCTACGTATGCAGTAAGAGAATAACTACCTGCTGTAGACTTAGACTTTAGGTTCCAAAATATTCTATTTACTTTTTTCTCTTTCTCTGGCATATCGAAAGTAAAATAAGGGCTTTCGTATATACATTCAATAGCTCCTATAACATAGGTAGATGTTGCGTCTGGATTAGTCGTCCAAGTGGCTACGGTTAATGTGTCTGTGGTATTAGATGTAATAGTTCTTGACTGTCCTACGCCTGTTCCACCTGTTATATAAACCTTACAACCTTGAAACTCATTTGTGTCCCAAGATTTATCAGTATCAGTTAATGTAGTATCTGTAGCACTTTCGGCAGTTCCAGAGTCTGTTGCACCGTCATAAGCTACGCTTCCATATTCATAGATAAATCCATAAGCCCTTGAGTCGCCAAAGATTAAAACATCACCTGTTGACTTCTTAAAGACTGTAAAACAGTTAGCATATATACCGTCATAGATAGTCCACCTACCTATAACGTAGTCAAATATCAATACTCTTGAATTATAGCCATCACCCGATTTAGCAATAGATAGCCAGTATTTATCATCAAAGTTTATACCTGCACACTCATCTATTTTTGAATAATTGACAGCAGTTGCAGTTGTTTTAATGGGGTCAGATAAGGACATAGCTTTTAAGTTATCGAATTGGTATGTTCCTTCTGTAGTTACACCAGAGAACGTATGTATACCTTTTCTCGAACGGAAGAATAATTCATTTCTAACTTTAGATAAAGAGTTCTGACTTACACTTCCTACATCTGTAGATACTTCTTTTAATGACCAATCATCTGGGGCTCCTGCTACGTTATATAAAACCCATATACGTTCTTCTTCATATACGATTAAAGAGTCTAATAATATTTCTAATCCTGTTATAATTCCTTTTGAGGGTAGGTCTACATAGTAACTTGATGTCCAGTCTGTATAGTCATCTAAACCTGAAAAATATAATCTATAAGGATATGTATCATTTCCTGCTGTAAAAAGTCTTTTAGAGATACCTTTTATATATTTAGTGATAGGTGGTGAGCCAGATACAGTAGTAAGAGCAGTTCCGTCATACTGCATCATAGAGTCTTGATTATTTACAATATAACACTTATCGTCATAGGTGCAGAATTGTGGCTCTCCATCAGCAGTTAAGCCAGACTTAACAGTAGCTTGATTAGCAAGGTTAGAGTCCCAACTATATATAGACTGGTTATGATAGGCAAGTAGATACTTATCGCCATTTGATTTATAATAAGAGTGTAGACCTAATACAGCAGAGTCGCCTAAAGATGTGTCATTTACTCGGTCATATCCATATCTTTTAGTTAGAACACCTAAATTATCATAGTTGAAGTTTTGAAGATTAGATATTTCATTAGGTTGTAAAGATATGGGTAGCTTACGGGTATTTAATCCACCTGTAAAGTCATATACTCTGTATAGATATTTTTTTTCTTTTATTTTTGCCATTTAACATTCTCATAATTCCCCCACCTGTTTTGTTTGCCTAAACCTCTACCTAATCCACGACCTTTAGGGTCGCCTACATTTCCATTTCTGGGTATTCTTCCACAATCACCTTTCTTCAAGCTCTGTCTTCTCATTCATCAATTCCTGTTTTTCTGTTTCAATGCTTTCAATTAAACTGCCCTATTGCTGGGGGATAATTTAGTATTTCTTCTCCAACATTTGTGCTATCTGCATCTGCGTCTACACCTGTTCCGTCATTTCCATTTCCTGATAAATCTTTATAAGTTTTACCATTTATTCCTGTTCCTGCTGCGTGGTCGTCTAATGGATAATAGGCAGCAAGATTACCCTCGTCAACTTGCAAAGCAAATCGTTTCATTTTTGCTTTCATAATTGAAATAATATCATCATCTGATAAAATACTACTATAAATAATCACATCTGATATGCAACCATTAAATACAGAAGCAGGGGTTAACCCACCAGCAACTACTGAACCAATATATGATACCCCACCAGCAGTTATATTAACCATTTCTTCAGTTGTATCTTGTGAGTCGAAAGCTCCATCTATAAAAAATCTAACCGTAGTAGCATCTATATTATTACTGTCGCAGGTTGCACCCACAAAATGCCAATCATTATCACTTATTACTCCTGTACTTTCAGCCCAAGTTGCTTCTACCGAAGATATACCTATTTTTGATTGTCCACTCGCAGCAGGTCTTAATGCAAAGGCTTTTCCTTTATATGCTTGTCTTTGTCCAAATATTCCTTTTTCAACATTTAAACTATCTGTTTTTATTAAAGCTATTATACTAAAATCAGTTGTATCTAAAGATGTTCCATATAAATCACCCAAAGAAATTACATCAGCATCTCCATTAAAATCAACCCCCGCATAAACAGGTGAACACATAAAGAAGATTAAGAGTAGGCTAAAAATCAGTTTCATCTAATACTCCTTTACTAATTAGAATATCTTTAAGTTTCTCTAATGTTAATATCTTATCTTGGTCAGCTTGTTCTTTATCTGTAATGGCTTCTATCTCTGTATCTTTTAATCTGTAAACCTTTTCTGTTAGAATATCTACACGATTAAATCTGTCTAATTTCTTAATTTCTTCTCTATCCATTTTTATAAACGCACCCATATCACCCTCATAGAATAGGTGGTCTGATTTGGATATGTATTTGCCTGTGATGTTTCCCTTGCTGTCATATGTTATGAAATCTCCTGCATAACAATTTGTAGCAATTAAAAGTAATAATATAAATAATAGTTTTTTCATTAAGACCTCGGTATTTTTAAATGTGCATTAAGTAAATAACATTCATTAGTATGACTATCCGACCCATTATCACCATCACGATAAAACTTAACAGTAACTAAATCCCCTGCAACTGCACCATCACAATTAGCATAGTCTATAGTAAGAGTAGCTTTTATAAGGGCTTTAGCTTCTGAAGCGTCTGCACTATCTGTTACTGTGTCGGCTGTATCGGCAGCTTGTTCTTCTACATTGTCAGCGTCATCTGCTGTAGTGGCTGATACTTGAACCGCCCAAACTACATCTTCTGCAACATCTTCATCTGAATACCAATATATATCTAAGATTAAATCTTGAGAAGCTGTAGCATCACTCGGCATAACGAAAGACCAATATAAAGCGTCATCATCACCGTCATCAAATTTAGCCCTATAGAAACGAGGTGTAGCTGTGCCTGTAGACTCTATTAAGTCAATTACAGCAGGGTTATCGTCATCTAAGACAGCTCCTTGAGGTAGTAAGGTTAGCTCTCTATAGGTAGCTCCGCCTGCTCCACCACCTATAACCTCATCTGCATCACACTTTTTTAAAGCACCATCGGTAGCGTCCCACAAGAGAAAATAATCAGCACTAACAGCAGTAACATCTGTCATACCTGAAATAACATCAGCCGCTAAATGTTCGTGGTCTATGGAAGCGTCAACATACATATCGCTATCAATAGAGTTGGCTTCACCACCCTGAACGAAATCTGATACATCACTTAAAGCAGAATATAGACCTGCTTCATTAGTCAATGTTCCTTGCTTTCCAGATAGTTGCGTCTGTATAGCACTTGTTACGCCATCTAAATAGCCGAATTCTGTTTTGTCTACGCTTCCTACATCAAAGGTTAGGTCGTTTAGGGTAAAGTCCGTTAAGTCTATATCATCAGCTTGAACGCTGTCATCTGCGTATGCACCGGCCGAAATTAAACCGGCAATAGTGTCTTCATCGCCAGCTTCATAGAATTGGGTTACATCAGATAAAATTGTATATAAATTAGCTTCTGTAAAAGGGTCTATATTTGAATATACGTGGTTATGGGAGTCGTCAACTACACTTACCACACCTGCATTAGATATAGTTGCATCACCTGACATAGCTTTATTATTCCAACTATCAGTTCCGTCATATAATAAAAGATGCCCTGATGCTTCACTTGATACATCAAACAATAAATCACTTACAGCAGTATCTTCTAATGCGTCTATACGGGTATCTAAGTGTGTCCAACGAGTGTTAAATAAAGTAGCGGTTACACTATCGCCATCAGTCATTTTATACGTGCTTGTATAATATAGAGTTGCCTCTACATTAGCACAAAACAATAATAGTAAAAGGGTTAAAAATAGTTTCTTCATTTAGCTTTCCTCCGTCCAAGAAGTAGTAGGTTTAGTTTCTTCTGTATAGGAAGTTCCAGTTCCAAGTTGGTGTCCGTCGCCTAACTGAAAGTTACTTTGACCCAACACGCCAAATCTATGTCTTCCGGCCCTGCCTTTATTTACCCAACTTGTATCGGGTTTAGTTTCTTCTGTCCAACTCATAATTTACCTACTTATAATAAGGGGTTATAGGTTCTTGATTATCATAATCAGTTACTACCTCACCTAACATTTGATTAACTTTTAATTCAAATAATTCTCTATAATATTTAGCTTTATCTAATTCATCTGATGTTTCCTGACCTTTATATAAAGCATAAAGTAATAATAAATCGTGATAAGGTCTTAAACTCTCATTATCACTAAAGGGTTCATCTGTATCGCCTGACATATCGTCTGCATCTTCCCAATAATAAATCCTTACTGTATCACTTGCTGTATCGGGCTTAGGATATAGACCTATGACACTACCTCTACGGTAATAGACCTGTGGTAAGCCTGCGTCTGCATTTCTCCAGTCGCCTACGTGTTGATCTAACCAGTCCATAGTAACTGATTGTAATTTATAATAATCTGTATTAGAGGCATCATAATACTGAACACCTCCGTCAGGGTCTATCATTAGTAAATCATCAGGTGCGTCATATTCACTTTGATTTGCTACGGTAGATGCTTCGGAATAAGTTTTAAGACAACCTGTTTTTCTACAGACAATACTTTGTGCTTCATTTAGCCAGCGAGTTAAAATGGTATCAGATACACGTGTAGATGTGCATTCAGGTATCCTTAATCTAAACTCTGCTAACATTTGTGATAAAGTCATTGCTTATGTCCTTTTTTAATTTTTTTTAATAACCTTAAATACTTCTTTGCTATCTTCTCGGTGTTATAATTCTTCTTAACTTCTTTGTAGGCATTTTCGCCTAAACGTTTACGTTCTTTTTCGTTATCAATTAAATACTTGATATTGTTATACCAGTCTTTTTCGTTCTTACAGATAAGCCCTGTTTTGTTGTGTTTAATTGTCTTACACGGTAATACATTACTTGCAACTGTAGGTATCTTTAAAGCAGAGTATTCAAGCCAACGAAGATTTGATTTAGCTTTATTAAAGTGGTTATCCACTAACGGAAACAAACCTATATCAAAATCTAAAGAAGCTACCCATTGAGGATATGTATCAATAGTCGCCCACTTGGGGTAACATTTTATTTTAGAGTAATTTTTAAAAGAATTAGGAACACCGCCTACGCAGATAAACTCTACATTGGGAAGTTCCAGTATTTTCATTAAGGGTTCTTTAATACTCTCTAAATCATCTGTATGTGCTGATGACCCCATCCAACCTATACGTATTTTTTTATGTTCTTGAGGTCTTATATATCGCCAGTCTTTAAAATCAATTCCATTAGGTATAACGTGTATATTCTTATTAAACTGCTGATATTGTTTCTTTAAATAGGGAGTTGAAACTATCATCCCTGAAGCCTCTTTCATTTGGGTTATGTTATTCCTAACCCTTTCAGAGTCGGCTTTATAAGATGAGAACGCTGTATTGTATCCGGGAACATTTAAAATATAATCGTCTATTTCCATAAGGACGGGTATTTTAAATAATTTCCTAAATGCGTGTGCTAATCCTAATGTCATTGTCTTATTTATCGCCTGAAAGATAATAATATCAGAGTCCTCTGCAAGCATTCTTAATTGGTCTCTTGAACCCCAACTACTTTTTATAATTGCATCCCAATTAACACAATTTTGAGAAGCAGGATCATAACCTGATATTTTTACCTGTGTATTTTTACTGGACATATTCCTTGCAAATGTATACATCCTGTAATAAACAGTTCCGGCATTAGACGTTCCCACGAACCAAGGCTTAAAGTTTTTCAATTATTCCCCTCTTTAATTTTAAGACCTTTTTATTGTTTCTTGTCAGCTCGATATTTTCACTCGACATTCTATAGCCAACTAATATCTTTTTAGAAAAAGCAAACTTATATCCTTTTTTATAAAGGTCTATTTGTAGTTTCCAATCATCTATTCCCAAG